GAAAAGAAATATGAAGAATTTATGAATTCATTTGATATTCAAGGTGCTGCACGTATAGATACTTTAATAATGATTTGTAAAACTTCATTAAAAATGAATCAGGCTATTGATGCGGGAGATGTTGATTCATATCAGAAGTTATCTCGTGTTTATGATGCCATGATGAAGGCTGCTAAATTTACAGAAGCGCAGAATAAAGATGGTAATTCTGATTTTTTAAATTCAATAGGTGAAATGGTTTCCTATTGCGAAGCACATGGTGGACAAATACCTAAATTTGATTTAACTGTTGATAAAGATATTGTTGATACAGTTATCAGAGATAATAAAACTTATATTCGTAATTTAATTTATGAAGATAAAGCATTAGCTCAAGAGATAGAAAAATATTTAAAGAATAAAGAAATTGCTGATCAAATGAAACGTGATAGAGATGAAGCTAGAGCAAAAGGATTAGATGAAAGAGAATTAACTGAAGATGATTATGTAGAATTTAATGAAATGCTTGAAGAACAAAAGGAAGAAGATCAGAGAATAGAGGCGGGAGGTGCTGATATTGAGTTTACAGAACCTTCTTGATTTATCTGTTAGAAAGGATAATCATAAAACTGAATTATCAGAAGAACGACTTGCATCTCAAATAGATAATTTAAGAAATATGGTATCTTTCTTTAGAGAATATCCAGATTTATTAGTTGATTTTATGAAAGGCCCAGATAGCACATTTGAATTTTATTTTTATCAGCGAGTTTTCTTGCGGACGGTAATGCGTCATAGATATGTTTATGCCACATTTCCACGTGCTTATTCTAAATCATTTCTGTCCATGATGGCGTTAATGTTGAGATGCGTATTATACCCTAACAGCCATTTGTTCGTGACCACGGGCGGCAAGGAGCAGGCTGCGAGCATCACAATAGCCAAGATTGAAGAAATATGCAAATTGATTCCCGCACTTAATAATGAAATAAATTGGGATCGTGGTGTTTCAAAGAAATCTAAAGATGATGTTAAATATGTATTTAAAAATGGTTCTAGTATAGATATTTTGGCGGCAAGGCAATCTTCCAGAGGTCAGCGTCGTACTGGCGGTTTAATGGAGGAGTGTGTTCTTATTGATGGAGATATTCTTAATGAAGTAATTATTCCTACTACCAACGTGGATAGATTATTGCCGGATGGCACAAGACATAAAGAAGAAGTAGTAAATAAATCACAAATTTATATTACCACGGCTGGATGGAAAGATTCGTTCGCTTACGATAAGTTAATAGAAATTTTGATTCAAGGTTTGATTGAACCAGATGAAGCTATGATAATGGGTGGAACTTATGAAACCCCTGTTGAAGAAGGATTGTTAAATGAAGACTTTGTAGATCAGTTAAAATTATCTGGAACTTATAATGATGAGTCTTTTGATCGAGAATATCGTAGTATTTGGTCTGGAGATGTAGAAAATGCATTTTACTCTGCTGCTAAGTTTGACAATCATAGAACTTTACAATTACCAGAGTATGAATATAGCGGGAGGTCATCTACTAAAGCTTATTATGTTATAGGCGTCGATGTAGGTCGTTTAAAATGTACTACAGAGGCAATTGTAATTAAAGTAACCCCGCAACCACAAGGCTCTGCTTTGAAATCTGTGGTTATGATACACACCATTGAGGCAGAGGATTTTGAAGAACAAGCAATTAAATTAAAACAATTATATTATAGATATAAAGCTAGAGTGCTAGCAATAGATGCTAATGGTCTTGGTGTTGGTTTAATAGACTTTATGACTAAAACTCAAGTTGATCCTGATACAGGAGAAGATTTAATTCCTTTTGCGGTAGGTGGTGCCACAACAGAAGATATAGAAAACCAGTATAGAAAAATACATGGTAAAGGTGTGGAAGAAGATGCTATGTTTTTAATTAAAGCAAATGCACCTTTAAATACTGAAATGTATAGTTATACTAAAACTCAAATGATGAGCGGGAAGATCAGATTTTTAATTGATGAATCTACTGCAAAAACTAAATTAATGAGTACGAAAAAAGGTCAGGCAATGACACCTGATGAAAGAAATGAAAGATTAAAACCATACGTTTTAACAACTATTCTTAAAGAACAAATGTTAAATCTAGTTGAGGAAAATGAAGGACAAAATATTATTCTTAAACAATATAATAGAACTACATTAAAGGATAAATTTTCTGCACTTATTTATGGATTATATTATATTAAAAAAGAAGAAGATAGACGCGGGAAGCGTCACCGCGGTTTTGCAGATATGATGTTTTTTAGTTAAAAAATTTTGGTCAATCATTGTTAAAAAGTTAGATATAATTTTGAATTATTATCGTAAAGGAGAAATTTTTATGAGAGCTAGTCGCGGTGAAATAAAAATAGAAGATATTTTAAAAATGGCTAATTTGCCATTTGAAATGGAGTATAGTTTTTCAGATTTGGTGTCTAGTTCAGGGCGACCTCTTAGATTTGATTTTGCAGTATTTGATGATGATGGAGATATAGATTTTTTAATTGAATACCAAGGTATTCAACATTATGAAGCCAAGTCCAAATTTGGTGGTGCCAAAGGTCTTTATCGTCAAAAATACAATGATCAGAAAAAAAGATCTTATTGCGCTGCTCATGGATATACTTTAGTAACTATTCCTTATTGGGAAGAGAATCTAATTGATTATGATTATATTATGAAAGCGGCGGGCTACTAAAACTTGACTTTCTCTAAAATTTATGTTATAATATATATAGAAGATTGTGATAGGAGGTGCATAAGTGCAAGAGCAAGATAGACAAGCTGAAATACGTTCTAAAGGCTTTAATATATATACTGGCTCTTCAATAGAAGCTTCACTTCCACCCGGCTATGAACATTTGCCCATTGATTATAAAAAAACTAGAGTAGGTGTTCAGACATTAGATGACGCCGTATTAAAATTTGGAGATTTGCGGAAAGCGAATCCTCAATTAGGGGATAAAGAGTTTGTACTTAGAGCAATTAATAATTATGATCTTAAAACAATGCGTAAAATTTCAATGTTCTTTTATAGAATAAGTGGAATTTATAATCGCATTTTAAGATATTTAGCATTTATGTATCGTTTTGATTGGTATGTCACACCTTATGTAAAAAGCGATACTATGAAAAAAGAAAAAATACTTGACGGATTTGAAAAATGCTTACATACTTTGGATACTTTTGGTGTAAAGAAAAATCTTGGAGAAATTTCTTTGAAAGTTCTTCAGCAAGGTTGTTATTATGCTTATAAAGTACCCACTAGTCAAGGAATAGTTCTTCAAGAACTTCCTCCTGACTATTGTCGTAGTAGATTTAATTGCGGAAATAAACCAGCTGTTGAATTTAATATGAAATTTTTTGATGATCAATTTAGAGATACTGAACAAAAAATTAAAATGTTAAAAATGTTTCCAGATGAATTTAGAAAAGGTTATGTTTTATATAAAAAAGGAAAGTTAAAACCAGACTTTTCTGGAGATACTAATGGTTGGTATTTATTAAATCCTAAAATGACTATTAGGTTTACTGCAAATGGAGAAGAGTATCCAGCTTTTATTTCTATAATACCTCTTATTATAGATCTTGATGAAGCACAAGCGCTGGATCGAAAAAAGACCTTACAAAGATTATTAAAGATTGTTATTCAGAAAATGCCGTTAGATAAAAATGGTGAATTAATTTTTGATGTTGATGAAGCACAACAATTACATAACAATGCAGTAAATATGTTAGGTCGAGCTATTGGTGTTGATGTATTAACAACTTTTGCGGATGTTACTGTTGAAGATATGACAGATAGTAATGCTTCTGTTCAAACAGATGACTTGCAAAGAGTTGAAAGACAGGTTTACAATGAAGCCGGTGTTTCTCAAATGCAATTTAACACTGATGGAAATATTGCATTGGAAAAATCAATTCTCAATGATGAAGCTACAATGTATAATTTATTATTGCAATTTGAAGTATTTTTAAATGAATTGATTGAGCCAATGAATAAAAATAAAAATAAAATTGAATATCAAGCACAACTTTTAACTACAACAATTTATAATTATAAAGAGTTAGCTAAATTATATAAAGAGCAAGTCCAATTAGGTTATTCTAAAATGTTACCTCAAATTGCACTTGGTCAAAGTCAAAGTAGTATTCTTGCTAATGCTTATTTTGAAAATGATATTCTTGATTTGGTTAGCTTATTTATTCCGCCTATGAGTAGTAATACAATGAATGCAGATGCACTTCAAACTCATAATCAAACGCGGAAGTCTGGCTCTGATGCATCACAAAAGTCAGACCAAGGAAACGGCCCCGGCCGCAAGGAATTACCTGATGATGAAAAATCAGAGAAGACTATGAAGAATAAAGAATCTATGAGTTGAGGGAGGAAAACCAAATGGGAAGAATGAGTATTGCTACAGTTTCTTCTCCAGAATTCATTAATATTACTTCAATGAGTCCTTTTGCTTCCAAATGTGAAATTAAGGTTTTCTACTTAGGCGAAAATCGCAATAGATCTTGTATCACCAAAGAAGTTGCAGTTCAAATGGCACAAACGCTCCCTGGATGCCCTATTGTAGGTTATTTTAGTGAGAATCAAGATGATTTTAGAGATCATGGTGAACAAGTAGTTATGGATGGTGATGGCATTAAATTTAAGTGCCTCACTGTTCCATACGGTTTTGTTGCGCCAGATGCCAAAGTTTGGTTTAAGGATTTCGAAGATACAGATGAATTTGGAAATGCTGTTATT